AGGAGCCTCGGACACGGAAGTGCCCCTCATTGACCAGTTTATCAACACTTACGTTGCGCTGTGTATGTCGGCCCTGTCGCGGGCGAACATCCGCGCCTACCCCGTAGAGCTGGGCGACCTCCAGCGGGCGCGTGTCACCTCGGCCTTCCTGAAGTGGATGGTGGCGGCGTACATCCCTGACTTCAAGCGGCAGATGGAGCTGGGAGCCAACTACCTCTTTGAGCGTGGCATTATGGTGAGCTACGTGGGGTGGCAGAAGGAGGACCGCACGTTCCGTCAGCGGGTAGAGCTGGCGCAGATTGCTCAGGCCAGCCCTGACTTGGCCAGCCTCATCATTGAGGGCAAGGCGGACGACCAGATTGCCATCCTGCTCACCCAGCAGTTTAAAGGCGTGACGGAAAAACAGGCCAAAATTGCCGTCAAGGAGCTGCGTAAGACAGGTACGACGGAACTGTCCGTGGTGCGCCAGTCGGTGAATGGCCCCTTAGTGACGGCCCTAGCCCCTGACGGGGATGTGTTCTTCCCGGCCTACACCACCGACTACCAGAAGGCTCCGTATTGCTTCCTGCGCGTCCTGATGTCGGCCCAGCAGCTTGAGAACAAGGTGGCGACGGAGGGCTGGGATAGCGACTGGGTGGACAACGTGATGGCCCAACAGCCCGTCTCCATCGACCTCACCGACCCCCGTACCAACACGGAGACCAATCGCTCGGCCCAGCAGATGACCAACGAGCTCTACGAGGTCATCTACGCCTACCAGCGGATGGTGAAGCGGGAGGATGGCTCGCAGGGCATCTACTGCACGGTGTTCAACCAGAAGTGGACGGGCCGGGATGGTGAGCCCAAGTATGCCAAGTTTGAGCTCCTGAACGGCTATGACGACTATCCCTTTGTCGTCACTAAGCTGTTTGAGGACAACAAGCGCCTGTACGAGCTGGCGACGGTGCCGGAGATGCTGCGCGGCCTGCAATGGGCCATCAAGGGCGAGCGGGACAGCCGTTCCGACCGCAACAGTATGGCGACCATCCCGCCCCTGCTCTACCCCGTGACTGGCCAGCCGCCCACGGACTACGGTCCGGCGGCTCGGATTCCCTATCGGCGGATGGGCGAGATTCAGTTTGGGCCTACTCCCCCGTACAACCCGGGCAGCGTGGAGCTGGAACAGACGATGCTCCAGCAGGCAAACACGATGATGGGGCTGGATCACGAGAATCCGATGTCCCGCATCCGTCAACAGCACTTCGTGGACAAGTTTTTGCACCACGTTCGTGATGTCATCCGGTTGGCCTTCAAGTGCTACCAGCGCTTTGGCCCTGAACAGGTGTTCTTCCGTGTCACGGGCGTGTCCGATCCGCAGCGCTTCAGCCGTGGCGACCCGAACGAGAACTTCGACATCGTGGTCAACTACGATGTACTGTCCGCTGACCCCGAAAACCTTGAAACCCAGCTCAATCAGTTTGTGAGCTTGGTCCAATTCGACCGGAATGGCCGCATCAATATGGACCGGATGCTGGAAGTGATGGCCTCAGCCGTCAATCCGGTGCTGGCTGATGCCGTTCTCCAGCCTGCCGAGGAGGCCCAGCAGCAGATCGTCAAGCAGGTGACTGACGACCTGTCCAAGATTTACGCTGGCATCGAGGTGGGGGCCCGCCCGAATGGTGCTCAGGTGGCGATGCAAACCATCCAGCAGTATTTGCAGCAGCCGGACGTTGGTCAGCGCTTCCAGCAGGACAAGCCGTTCCAAGACCGGCTCAACAAGTACCTCCAGCAGTACCAATTCCAGATGCAGCAGATGCAGAACGCCCAGATTGGGCGGATTGGTACGGCTCCCGCCCAGATGGGCGAGGTGAGCACGCAGGGCCTTAGCGCTTAAGGGCGTCCCAGCGCTCCTTAACGACCTTGTAGTTGGACCGCTCCAGTATGTCGTTGAGGGTGCAGATGCGCCCGGCGATCTGCTGGAGCATTTCCGTGGGCCGGTCTTCGAGGTTGGCGATCCAATGCTCGCGGGCGTCGTGCAGGGAGTTCAAGAACTCAAGGAAGTGCTCGTTGTTCTGAAGGATTTCTAGGGACTTAGGGCTCATAAATGGGTGCCCAAGAGGGGCTCCAACCCTCATCTTCGCTCAATCCCCGAAGTGGCCGTCCCCGCCTGTACGGCGAGGCTTCGGCAGAACGTCCGCGTCCAGACCAGCGAAATGCTATGCTTTGCACCATTGGGCGACTCAAAATGGCGGTGGATGACCAATTAAGTCAAGTACGGAAAAGCTATGCTAGCATCCCGCCCATCGCAGTCGCCAAGGCGCAAAGATGGCGGATGAAATATGTCAGAAGTCGTAACGTCCGACGCGGGGGACGCTAAACCTGCCGTGGAAACCAACAAGCCAATGACGGATAAGGACTTCCTGTCCTCCCGCATTGCCAAGCTTACGGGTAAGCAGCCCCCTGCTGCCGCCCAAGAGCCTGAATCGGTTCCTCCGAAGGAGCCCGAAGCCAAGGAGACCCCCTCACAGGAGGGCGAACCCAAGGCCGAGGCCGCTCCCCAGAAGGAAGTTCTTTCAAAGGAAATTGAGGACCTCACAGATGAGGAGATCGCTGAGCTTGCCCAGAAGGGCAAGAGCGGGTTGCTCAAGCGGATTGCTGAGCTCACGGCCAAGCGCAAGCTAGCCGAGGAGAAGGCAGCCGCGCTGGAGTCTGCCATTGTGCAGGCTCGGCAGCAGCTCCCTGACGCCAAGGTTGAGGACAACCCCTACGAGTCGATTGCTACCGTCGAAGACCTTCAGAAACAGAAGGAAGAGGTGGATAGCTTCATCGAGTCGGCAGAGGACATCCTTTTCAAGGCGGAGGACTTTGGGCCCAACGACGTTGTTTACACAGCGGAAGATGGCAAGGAGTGGACCAAGGTGCAGGTGCGCGAGATGCTCCGAAACGCCCGTCGTCGCCAGACCAAGTACATCCCGGCGCAGTACAAGGAGCTTCAGCTCCGAGCACAGCGCGATGGGCTGGAACAGCAGTTCAAGACCTTGGCCAAAACCGAGCTGTCTTGGATGGATGGAGATGATAACGATGTGAGGAAGCGGTATGAGGCGATGGTCAATGACCCCCGCCTGAAGGAGGCCAAGCGCCTCGTTCCCGACATTGCTCCGCAGATTGAGTATTTGGTGGCTCACGCCGCCAACTCCATCTACGGGCGCCGCACCCTGCCAATGGACAATAAGTCCAAGGGCGTGGCCCTCAATCCCCCGTCGTCCCCCGAATCTACGGCGGCTGCCCCGGAGCGTCCTGAAAACCGCTTTGACCGGCAGCTCAAGGACATTGAAAGCCGATACAAGCAAACAGGAAGCGCCAACGACTTCATCGCCCTCCGTGCAGCTCAACTCTCGAAACGCAAATCCTAATTAGTTATGTCGTTCTCCAACACCTACGATACCACCTCGCCCGGCAGCGCGGCCCTCAACCGTGAGGACCTCCACGATGCCATTAGCACGCTGGCTCCCAGCGAAACGCCGTTCCTCAGCTCCGCTGACAAGTTCAAGTGCAATGGCACCTTCGTTGAGTGGGGCGTGGACAAGCTGTCCGCTCCCGTCACCACGGCGGTGAGCGAAGGCGCTGATGTCACCGACTTCGACGACAAGTTCGAGTCCGTGGCCCGCCTTGGCAACTACGTCCACAAGCGGCGCCGGTCCTTCCGCGTGTCCGATCTCCAGCAGGCCGTCTCCTCGGTTGGCCCGCAGGACATCGCCCGTGCGGAGATGAAGGCCGTCAAGGAGCTGAAGCGTGACGTTGAAACCGTCCTCCTCGGCACGCAGGATCGTGCGGCTGAGAACGGTGGCGGCACGGCCTACACGATGCGCGGCCTCGGTGACTGGATTGACTCGGCTGGTCCGGCGGATGTCCCTTCGGACTACCGCACCCCGGCTGGCTCTATCCATGCCTCGGGCACCTTCAGCGAGACGGTGCTGAACAACCTCATCACCTCCATCTACCGCCAGAACGGTTCGACCAACAGCCTCACGCTGCTGGCTGACACCGCCCTGCGCCGGGTGGTGACTGACTTCGCCCGTGCGGACTCCACCAGCGGCGCCATCCGCCAGTACAACGCCAACAGCTCGTCCGGCCTCATCAAGCTGGCGGTTGGTCAGTACCAGTCGGATCACGGCATCGTCACCATCGTGGACATGAACCCGGACACCGCGCCGGACACCACCAACAAGGACACCGGCTACCTCATCAACCCCGACTTCTATGCGGTGGGTGAGCTGATTCCGCTCGGCTCGACCCGCCTGCCCAACCTCGGCGGTGGCGAGCGTGGCTACGTTGACTGGACCGGCACCCTCAAGGTGGCGCATCCTGCCGCTCACGGCAAGATCACCGTCCTCAGCTAACCCTTAACCAAGGAGACTACTACAATGGCTAAAGTTGCTATCAATGAGCTGGGCGGTTTCACGGACGTTGTTCGTCTGGATTACAATGATCTGATTGCCATCGGCAACGGTGGCAGTCGCGTCATTGCCAAGCTCCCCGCCCACTCGGCGGTGGAGCTGGCGGCGGTCGCTAACACGGTTGACATCGCGGGCTCCAGCACGCTGGTGATCGACGTTGGCACCACCTCCGCTGACCCGGACGAGTTCATCGACGCCCTCGATGTGGACGCGATGACCGTTCCGGTGTTCAACACGGGTGACCAGTTCACCTCCGGCGGCAGCAAGGCGGTCAAGGCCGTCTCGTCTGAGACCGATGTGCTCGTTAAGGTTACGGACTCCGCGATTGCTTCCTTGACGGCTGGCGAGATCGTCATCGCCCTCCGCATCATCGAGCTGGCGAAGTTCGCCTAAGACCACACTCGGCTGATAGAATGGGGGCGCATCCTAGGTGGGTGCGCCTCCTTTTTTATGCACATCATCACCAAGCTGCCCGGAGAAGGGGCTGTGAAGGATGCCTTGATCCGCGAGATTCGGACTGGCTTTGAGCTCATCAAGGTGAACGAGAAGAAGGAGGAAATCCTTGCCGCTCACGAGGCTAGCCGCTGGAAGGGGCACAAAACGATTCCTGGACTCGGAAAAGCCGTGGCGTTTTACCCTGCGGATGAATACTTTCGCTTGCTGAATAAGTATGGGCGGCACGAGGTAAACAGCAAGGAGTTCATTCGCTACCACCAAAAGAAGTTCCCCCACCTCTGCCCCAATAAGGTGTAATGACTACCGACACTTACAGCAACCTGCTAGAGCTAGTGAAGGGCCTAACCGGGAACACGGCCCTCACGACTGAGGAAACCACCCTAGTCAATCAATTCATCAACCGGCGCATCTACAATGCTTACCGGCGGATCAACTATTGGCCCCGCTATTTGGTGCTAGGGGAGGCGCGAGCAGTGAGTGGCGGGGTGGTGCCCTTTACGCAGGCCACCCTCAACCCGATTGGTAGTTTCCTCCGCATCTACGACGAGGCTCCGTACGGCACGTACAGCGTGACGGAGTTGACGTACAACGTGACGGCAGACGGGGCTGACATCGTGTCCCCGCCTGACGGGCTGGACACGGTGTATGTGGACTACAAGAAGCGGTGGGATGGGCCTTACAACTCCACCACCAACTCCTTGGTTCCGTTGGAGTTCTTCCATTACGCTGCACACGCCGCCTTTGCCGATTTCTTGCGGTATGATGGGCAGAACGAAAAGGCTGCGGCCGAAGAGGCCTATGCCGAGTCGTTGCTTGTGCTAGAATTGGAGGACGTGATGAACCAGCGTAACTTTAATACGGCTGGTAAGCGCATCCGTTCCCACCAGACCACGCAATCACGCCACTCCTCAACTCGATAAGTTATGGCAAACTCCCGCATCGTCAACACCCCGTCTCAGGCCATCCCGCAGAACGGGGCCACGCACAAGCAGAACACGAT